ATGGCATCTTCCAGACAGATTCACCGCTTGAACGCCCTGCGCGTCGCCAAAGAAGTGGCGCCCGGCTACCACGCCGACGGCGGCGGCCTGTATCTCCAGATTTCGACGAGCGGGTCGCGCTCATGGATTTTTCGTTACTCCCTGGCGAAGCGGGCGCGGGAGATGGGCTTGGGCCCGCTGTCCGCGATCTCGCTGGCCGAGGCCCGCGCGCAGGCCGCCCACTGCCGCAAGCTGCTTGCCACCGGCATCGACCCGATCGAGAGTCGCAAGGAACGCGAGCGCGCCGCCCAGGCCACCCCTGACGGGTTGCTATTCCGCGACGCCGCCCGAGACTACATCAATGCCCACCGGGACAGCTGGAGGAACGCCAAGCACGCCCAGCAGTGGGAAAACACCCTTGAGACCTACACCTACCCGGTCATCGGCGATGTGGACGTGCGCGACATCGACACGGGCATGGTCGTGCGCGTACTGCAACCCATCTGGATGAAGAAGGCGGAGACGGCCAGCCGCGTACGCGGGCGCATTGAGTGCGTGCTCGATGCCGCCAAGGTCCTTGGCAAGCGCAGCGGCGAGAACCCGGCGCTCTGGCGCGGCCACCTGGACAAGCTTCTGCCGAAGCGCGATCGCGCCAAGAAGGTGAAACACCATCCCGCCCTGCCCTGGGCGGACATCCCCAGCTTCATGCCGGAACTTGCGGAACGCGCAGCCCCGGCGGCCCGCGTGCTGCACCTCCTCATCCTCACCTGTGTGCGCACGACCGAGGCACTGGAGGCCAAGCCGGAAGAGTTCGACCTGGACCGGCGTATCTGGATCGTGCCGCCCGACCGGATGAAGATGGAAAAGGAGCTGCGCGTGCCACTGAGCGAGCCGGCGGTGCAGATCGTGAAAGAGGCGCTGAAGACGGCCGACGGCTACCTGTTCCCCGGCCAGAAGAAAGGCAAGCCGCTATCGAACATGGCCATGCTGAACATGCTCGACCGCATGGGCTACGAAGGGATCACCGTGCACGGCTTCCGGTCGACGTTCCGCGACTGGGTGGCCGAGTGCACCGAATACCCGGACTCGCTCGCCGAGATGGCGCTGGCGCACGCAGTGGAAAGCAAGGTGGAAGGCGCCTACCGCCGGGGGGACATGCTTGAGCGGCGGCGCCGGATGATGGAAGACTGGGCCCGCTATTGCAGCGGGCAGACGGGTGTAGTGGTGCCACTCAAGCGAGAGGCTTCAGCGGCGTGACGCCCGGCTTTGGTATTGGCCTGCCGGCCTTCATGGCAAGCCAGGCGTCGATGTCTTCGTCCAGCCATGCGGTACGGTTGCCGCCGAGCGAGAACGGCTTGGGAAACTCGCCCTTGGTGATCATGCGATAGATCGTAGATTGGCCGAGGGAAACCTTCTCGGCGACTTGCTTGATATTGATGGCTTTCATGCGGCGCTTCCGTTGTTGTTGCGTTGCTTTGTTGATCCTGACTCGAACACCCAGCACTTGACCGTCTCCGGCCGCTTGGGCAGGTGCAGGTGTTCGCGGTTGTGATAGGCATTGATGGCGCTGTTGACGGCGCGGATGTCCACAAACTTGCGCTGGCGCGAGGTCTTCAGCACGCGCTTGAGGTCCTCGATGGGCGGCAGCTCGATACGCCGCTCGCCTGCGGCCTGTGCCATGTGCTGCAGGTTGATTGCAACCAGGCCGGCCCCGCGCGCGTGGTTGAGGATCGGCCGATCGTCGTCGGCCGACTCGATGAAGTCGTAGACCTCCCAAAACTGTTGGACATGCTTGTGGTCCGCGCTGATGGCCTGCTGACGCGCGGCGACCATGCGCCCCAGTTCGGCCAAGCCGGCGGCGTGCTGCTCGTCGGTCAGTGGCAAGACCAGGCGCAGGGCATCGACCATCGCCATGATCTGGGCGTGGTTCTTCGCAAGGCGCACCGTTTTCACATCAGCGCGCGCCAACAGGGCGTTCTCGTGCTGAGACACGCGGGCGTCGAAGGTCTCCAGCACTTGCTTCTCGGCCATCACGGCCGCCAGAAGAAAACCGGACACCTCCTCGATGGCGATGCGCTCCAGAGCCTCGGCGGCGGCGCGCGTTGCCGGCGTCTGCGCAGACCGGTCGCAGTAGATGTGCACGATGCGCTGAAGCACCGCATCGCTCGCGCTCACTTCCGCGTTCTGGCTGATGACGATGGCGCCCCTGAAAGGGGGTTCGTAGGTTTCGTTCCCGCCATTCTTGACGCCACGTGCGCGGGTGCTGCGGCCGTTGTAGGCCGTCTTCAGTTCGTCCCAGTCGAAGCCGCGCTGCTTGGCCCCCTCCTCGCCCCGGTCTGCCTCGATCAGCACCACAGGAAGGTTGGACACCTGCGCGAAGTTCCGCGCGCGCGCCGCCAGGGACGACTTGCTGGGGTCGAAGCCCTCGTAATCGCGTCGGCCGCACAGCTTCCAGAGAAATTCAATCAGCGTAGTCTTACCGGCCCCAGGCTCGCCGACCAGCTCCAGGAATGGATAGCTCTTGTGCGACTGGCGGATCTGCTCCGCGAATAGGCTCCCGAACCAAAAGGCGAGCGCCACCAAGCCCTTGGCGCCGAAGGCTTGCCACAGCAGCGGCAGCCAGTCGGCCGGTGCCGCCTTGCCATCGGCGTTGAGAGTCAGGGTAGCGGACTGGCTGATCGTCTTGATCGCCAGCTTGCCGATGTCGAAAAAATCCTCGTCATTGAGGCGGTACAGCCGGCCATCCTTGACGGCGACATCGCCGTAGACGTAGCAGCCGTGCTCTTTGCTGTAGCCGATGTAATCGACGGTCTGCACGGTCGGGATGCGCGCGAGCTGGCGTGCGAGGTAGCCGTCGAGCTGTGTGCCCGTGCCGGTATACATGGCACCTGGCGCCACGCCCAGCAGGCGCTTCTTGAACTCGCTACTGCTGGCGATCTGCGCACTGGTGAAGGTCGCCTTGATCGGCTCGCCATCGTGCGGAAAGGCCACGCGGAAGTAGTACCAGGACTCGTCGGTTTGCTGGCTGGCCTGGTAGTAGAGCGCGGTGGGCTGACAGTTGGCGACCATCTGCACCACGCCAGCACGCAGCACGGCGTGCTCGCGCACTTCGTCGTCGGGCATGTCCGGGTGGGCTTCGCGCACAGCGGCGGTTTCGCGCTGGAAGGCGTCCAGCTCCAGCTTGAACCAGTACGACCGTTGCCGGTAGTCGAACGGGAATTGCGCGTCGCCCGTGCGGTGGTAGATCAGGCGGGCCTTCTCGGATGGGCTGGCAGCGGTGAACAGGTCGCCCAGATAGCGATATTCCTCCACGTGTTGCGGCGACAGCCGGTCACGTAGATGCAGCTCGTTCCAATCCATCTTGACCTTGCCCATCTGCTTGGGCAGCGCGGCGGATGCGGCCCAACCGTCTGCCCTGGCGCGCTCGATGTGCTGGGCCATGTAACGGCGCCCCGCACGGTCATCGTCAAGCGCCCAGACAAGACGCGGGCGGGACCGACCGGTAGCCGCACACTGCTCTGCCAAAGCGGCCAGCGCAGCGCGCGGATAGTTGACGCACGAAAGCAAGGCTGCGGCGGCGATACCGTGATGCAGGAGCGCGATCGCATCAAAGATGCCCTCCACCAGCCACAGTTCACCGGCCTCGGATGACAGGTTGGGCGGCTGCCACCAGGTGCCGCCATACTGCCCGCAGAAGGTGGCCTTACGGTCGCCGAACCGTTCAGGCTGGTCGATGATGCGCTCCCAGTACGTTCCGGCAGCCAGCGGGAAGCGTACTGTCGCGCTGCCAATCTTCAGCTCGTGGCTGTAGTAACTCTCCTGCACGTACCAGCCTGCAATGCGTGCCAGATCAAAGCCACGGGCGTCGCGCAGGTAGGCATCCGCAGCAGCGTTGGGCGTTTCTGGCGAACGCACATAGCGGTCGCTCCACGAAGCGAACAGCTCGGGATACAGCTCTTTGACGTGCAGCTCGGACGCACATTTGTTGAGGCGGTTGCAGCGGACGACCCAGGGGGTAGCGGAGAAGGCCCACAGCGAGCGCTTGCCGCAGGACGGGCATTGCCCACCCTCCAGCTTGTTGTTGCGCTCCTTGAAATCGTAGTCGCGCAACAGGCGGAAAACGATGTCGGCGGCAAGGGTTGCGTTCATTTTGCGGCGTTTCGATTTTCTGTACGAGAAACAGTCATGCGCGACCAAGCGGAGTCAGTCATCCAGCTCGCCGGCAGCACGGCGTTTCAGGTCGACGACAGGCGGATGGGTCGGCCGCCGCCGGAACTTGGGTGCCAGCGCGCTTGCGGCGGCGGTAACTGCCGCCCGCAGCTGGGGCGGCATGGCCTCGTAGGGCGTGGTCAGACGCAGGAACCGGTGAGCCCACCGCACGTCCGACTCGGTGACGGCTTGCTTAGCCATGGGGACGGCTCCCGGTAACGAAGCCCTTCCACACGCCGTGGACGTAGCACAGCGTGAAGAAAACGCTGGCCATGAACATCCCGCCTTCGCCGCTCTCGTGCGTCAGGTACAACCAGGTGGGCTGGCCCAGCAGGCCGGCCAGCGCGCCCCAACGCTGCGTGCGGGTGTCGTAGTTCATCAGCGCCACCGACACCATCGCCGACAACAACATCCAGAGGTCAACGAGGGCGAGCATCACTGCACCTCCATGAAGAGGCACAGCACCGCCACCGAGAGAACAACGACGACAGGACCTGCGACTGCGTACAACACACGGCGGCCCCTGGATTGCTTCTCGCCTGGCTCGATGGGCTCGCTTTGGCGAGCCATCTGGGCGCAGAACAGCCCGACGACAGCGGCCATGGCCGCCAGCGTGACCGAGAGCACAACGATCTGAGCTGTGGTCATGCCGTGGCCCTTCCGATCGGGCGGGCGGTTCCGCTGCAGGCGGTCATGCCCAGGGCTTCGAGCGAAGCCAGCACGCACATCAGGGCGTCGGTGCTGGATGCGGCGATGGCCTGTACTGACAAGCGCCGGCCCCCGGCGACGACGTGAACGATGAAGGCCTTCATGCCAGCACCTCGTCAACCGAGGGGAACACAACGGTTTCGCCGGCGGCGAGCGAGGTAACGCCTTCCGGCAAATGGAATACCAGCTCAATGGTGTTGCCGTCGTGAAGCGTGACGGTGATGCACTGCGTGGCGAAAACGTACTCCGCCTGATGGGTGTTGGCGGGCTGCTTCAGAAACCTGACCGGCTTGATGTCGATGCGGGTGGCTTCGCAGAACGAGGTGGTGATGGATGACATGGCCGCCCCCTTCACTCCACACCAGGCAGTTGCTGCTGGTTGGCAACCGGCGCAAGCTTGGCAATCGGCAGCGCCTGCATGCCCAGCAATCGCGAGACGTGCAGCAGGTTGGCGTACAGCTCCAAGGCAACAGGAAGCGCGTTTGCAGCGGCCAGTTCTTTCACTAGCGCCCCGCGATAGCGCAGCGCGGCCAGGTGCTGCGGCACCGTCAGCGCGGCCACCTTGCGCGGCAACTGCCGGCCTTCAAGCACATCCAGCACCCAGCCGCGGAACGCCTTGGCGCGCTCAGTGCGTGCCAGCATGCCCAGCAGATAGCAGCCGCGCGGACTGAAGATGCGCACCGGCTGACGGCCGCCGGCCGTGTCCAGCTCCACGATCTGCGTCATCTCGCCGGTGAACTCGTCGGCGTTGCGGTCGTACAGGTTTTTGATGTCCTGCCGAGGGTTCTGATACCCCAGGGCGTAGGCAACTTGCATACCCCTTAGCCACGGGATGTTGTGCAGGTCGACCACATCGAACTCGACGTTCTCGAAGGTCAGGACAGCGGTTTCAGGCAGGTGTTGCATGACAAAACTCCAAGGAAAGCCGCATGCGCGGCGGTTTTTGGGCAAAAGAAGGCCCCTCGCGCCGAGGAGGGCGCGAAAACAAAACGCGAGAGGAAGGGGTTAGCGGGCTACGCCGTCAGCCGGGCAGCAGGTCGAGCTGGCGCGGGTTTTGGGGCAGCAGACGAGTACGGCCAACAGGGAGATAGGCCTTCGGATTCGGCCTCATGCTCGGCGCAATGGTGCGCACGGCGGACAGGATCGCGACACAGGTGTAAGCGCACTCCACGTTGGGGCATTGGAGATACAGCTCGCGCGACAGCAGCGATACCGCGCGGCTCGTGCGGATGTGCATGCGCGCGTCGCAGTGCGGGCACTTCATTTTCATTGCTTGATCTCCAGGGGAACTACAAGCCGCAGGGAACGGCGCTTGCCGGTCATACGTTCGGCGGTGTTTCTAAGGAATGTCTTCACGAGCCATTCGGCAGCCTGCTGCGTGGAGGCAAGGCCTTGCTGTCGGCACACTTGCTCCAGCACCTGCAGTTCTTCTTCGGTGAAGCGCAGCTCAATCTCCGACATCGTTTCAGCGGCTCTTGGGCGTCTTCGATTAGGCGCTGCGCGGCTCTACAGTGGCATCACTGACGCACAGTTGCGTTGCTTCCTTGAGCAAAACGCGACGTGCAAGTGCCGCAGGCTGTTCACCAACAAGGTTGGCTAGCGAGATGAAAAAGGCAAACTCGTAGTCGTCAAGTCGGATCGTGATGCGGTGGTCACGCACCCTCTTCGGATCGGGATACATGTCTGTCTGGCTTGATGTAGGAGAGTCACGAAGCGCGAGGAATTCGGTTGCTGCGATCAGCAGCCATGGCCCGAACGATCAGGTGGCGGGCCATGTTGGAGAGTGTCCGGCCTTCGGCCAACGCTCGCGCCTTCAGGTCCACCAGTTCTTCAGGACTCATGTTCACAAGCACACGCGAGCGCGCACCGTTTTGGCAGCGCTCCTGCGGCGCGTTGTCAGAGGTCATGGTGATATGCTTGTGAGTCAATTGGATTCATATGGATTATTGCACATTCGTGCAATTTATCAAGAGGATTGCATGATCGTGGAGGATCACAGCTTCGGTGATCGGCTTGAACAGGAGCGGGCGCGCCTTGGACTGAAGAAGGGAGAAATGGCCGAGGCTGGGAGCGTGTCAGCTTCCGCATATGGCAACTACCTGCGAGGTGAACGGGTACCGGATCTCGCCGCTTTGGCCGCATGGGCAAATGCAGGGGCAGATCCACTGTTCATCGCGACCGGCAGCCACTTGCCGAGCCTGCTAACGCCAGAGGAAGAGATGGTTCTTGCCGGCTACCGCCAACTCGATGCACGCGGCCGAGCTGGGGTTCTTGCGCTAATTGGCGGCATGCGACCGCCAGCGGAAAAGAAGGTGAAGAAGACTCAGGCCGAAATGGTGTTCAACGGCTCAGTCGGAGACGTAAAGAACATCAAGGGCGACTACCACGAGACCCACCACAAAACCGTCCCTGCGAGCAGCAAGAAGAAGCGCACAGACAAGGGCAGCTAGCCATTGTTCCCGGACCCCCGCCCCTCCTCTTGAGGGGCTAGTAGGCGGTGTGTCGCGTGACGTAGAGTCCCGCGCGTCTCCACACCAGCGGCTAACAATAAAAAGAGGCGCCGCCAACTAGAAGTATGAAGTCACGTTTTGAATTTCACGGCGAAGTAAAAAAGGTCATCAACGGAACCACGATATTCCTCGCGCCGCGAACCCTTCGAGACACAGCAGAAGTACCCCCCACCGGATCGCGGGGCCGGCGCAAGAGACGCCAGCAGCCCGCCTTTCCTCAGCGTTGGAAGATGATTGTCCTGGCCTCGGTCGCAAGCGCAGCGGCTGCCGCGCTGGTAACGAGTTGGGTGCTTGCAGACGCGCCGCTGTCCGACTGTGAGTGGGACGGCCACACTTACTCCATCGGTGCCATCATGCACGCCTATGAATCGGATACTTTCGAGTGCGTGCTCGATCCGCACGAGCACCGTGATCCGTACTGGGTACCTGGCACCTGAGCGACCTGGAGAAACCCAGCGCGGCTGACTAGCTTTGCACAGGAGTTTCGGCCAGGCGCGCTGTGGCGATGTCGTGATAGGCCGGCTCCATCTCACAGCGGATCCACTGGTGGCTAGCCTTCGGCTACCACCACCAGGAACGTTGCTCTGTATAGCAGTTTAGAGTGACCAACTAAAGAACGATGTTAATCGGGGTAGTGTTATCGTTGCCAACCGAGTTGGGGTAGAGGCAATCCACATTGTCGCACGTGGCAGATTTCGCATCGCCTTTTATCTGCGTCGACCACGATGATGCCTGTATCTCGTGCCGCCATTCCAGCGTACCACCGGTGCTTAGGCTCCACATGACATTTTTCCACCCATTCCAACAACTGAGGCCACTGTTCTTATCCGAAAGCTTGACATCCCAGGATTTGTAGGCTTTGACGACAAAAGATGAAGGCCCCGTATCGTACATGCACTGCGAGGCAGTTACGGTAAGCGTAATATCCGATCCCGTGCTATTAAAGAAAACCAATCCATAATCTGCCTGCTTTTCGGACGGCTGCTCTTTTTTACTTGCTTCCGCAAGCACGGGGTTAGAAATACCAACCAAGGCGGCCGCAACAATAGATGCAATAGCTTTAGGAAAGGCTGCTTTCATTTCATAAACCTCGCAATTAGTGATGTTTACCGATTTAAGTTGCCTTGCATGAAAGATGAGACGATAAAAAACGGTATTCAATTCCTCACAGCGCCATCAGGGGCAGCCTAGGAAATCTTGAATGTGATCTCTTGTGAATTTTTTTGAATTCTGATCTCTGCGATGCCGTGCCGAGCAGGGCCGGCTCAACTCGTGCCATGGCGATGTCAAGATTGACCAACCCAAGCTCGCATCCCATCCACTGGTGCCTGGCCTCCTTCGCCGCAACAAGGAGCGCTCTCGATCCAGCGAACGGATCGCACACCACACTGCCCGTCGTCACGAGATACATCACCTCGCGTGCCAGGCCGATCGGCTTCTCTGCCATGTCGCGCTTGGGGAAGCATCTCCGGTCTGTTTGTCCATTTCCCCACCACAGCACGGCGCGGCCGGCCACCAGCGTCACCCGGCAGCCGTACCCGATTCTTCCAACTTCTCCGGCTTGATTTCCAGCTCCAGCGAGCTTGTGTAGCCGCGATCATTCAGGTTGTGCGTCACCCTGCCAACGCTCCACGCCGTGTTGTCGATGTCCTGCTTCCAGCCGGTCACGCTCGCATGCAGTGAGGGGAACAAGTCCGGCCGCCCGCGCGCCAGCGTGAGCGTGAAGGTAGCCACGCCGCGCTGAATCTTGCGCCACTCGGCGCGCGCCGCGCGCTCGGCGTTGGCCTTCGATGCATAGGTGTGGCGCAACACCTTGACGTTATCCGGATTGGGCTGCGCAGCCACCGTCGCGGCTTTCTTCCTCTTCTTCTTGACCTTGCCGTCCTGCTTCTCTTTCGTGATGGTGGCGTTGGAAGCGTCGATGATCACCTCGCCGCGCGCGCCGGCGCGGGTGTCCTGGTAGTAGGCCTTCACGCCGTTGTAGTTCTCGCGGTCGGCGACCAGGAACGTGTGCGTGTCCCCTGCCGCCCGAGTGATGCTGACCTTCGGCAAGGAGAGGCCGGATCCGCTGGTCGGCTCGCCGGCGGGGATGAACAGCAGCGTCCCGTTCTTCACGGTGGCGATGGCATCGAAATCACGCGCCAGGCGCGTCAGGAAGTTGGCGTCGGATTCGCCCGTCTGGTCCACGTGCTCGATGACCATGCCGGACAGCTTCTTGCTCACCATGGACTTGAGCTTGTTGCGGGTGGCGATCGCCTGCACGATGGCGCCGACGGTCTTGCCGGCGTAGGAGTTGTCCCGCCTGGTGGTCAAGCCGCCGTCCAGGTCCGCACTACGCGCGCGGATGGTGAGGCGATCCGGCGGGCCGGTGTGCTCCAGCTCGTCCACCTTGAACGTGCCTTTGTCCACCACGCCGGTATCCGCCCAGCCGATCGACAGCGTCAGGCGTACCCCTTTCTCGGGCAACTCCAGCCGGCCGTCGCTGTCGTCCAGCTCGATGTCGAGCTGGTCCGCCTCGAAGCCGGGATTGTCGGTGAGCGTCAGCCCGATCAGCCGGCCCTGGAAGCGGCCCGTGATGTCCTTACTACCGACCTTCAGCCGGTAGATGGGCTTCGGCTCGGTATCGCTGGTGAGCATTGCGGCCGTCACGACAGGGCCTTCGTCACAGTGGTCACGACCTTGGACAGCAGGTCATCATCGACGCGCGTCAGCTTGATCGTGAAATCGACCGAGCGCGCCGCGCCGTCCTGGAAGAAGTAGGTACGCTTCACGTCCATGCTCTCGATGACGTACTGCCCGTAGTAGTGGCCGGTGCCCTCGATCAGCGTGTAGGCATCGCCGGTGTTCGCCATGGCCTCCAGCGCGGCCAGCGTCCACTCGCCGCCGGTGAGTTCCGGCAACAGCTTGCCGGACAGCGTGATCGTCTCGTCGTCCTGCCCGGTGAACTGGCGGGCCGGCCGCCGGCCGACCCGGTTGTTCGACGGGTGCCGCCAGCCGACCTGGCGCTGAAACTCCTGGTAGGGGGCCGTGTCCAGGCTGAACACAAACAGCCCCAGTGCCATCATCATGGTCAATCCGTATCGGTGAGGCGCGAGCGTCCACGCGCCGCGCGTTGGTTCTCGATCTGGCGCAGCCGGTCTTCCACCAGGCGCGCAATCAGCCGTTCATCGCAACCCGCCGGCGGGTTGATGACGATGGTGATGGGCGCGGCGGCAGCCGGCGCCGCGGTGCCAGCACCCGAGCTGGCGACCAGCGGCGGCCGGGTGTCGAAGCGCACCGGCGACGCGACGCCCGGCGACGCACCGATGGCGATGCCGGCGCCGATACCGGTCATCCTGGCGGCCACCCGTTGAACGGCCTGCAGCGGCCCCTCCTGACCGCGCGTGAGGCCGTCCCCAAGGCCGGCCATGGTGAACCCGCCCAGCTCGGCAAACACCCGGCTGGGCGAGTGGATGCCCAGCAGGCTCTTGAAGGCCGTGATCGCACCGCTTGCCACGCTGCCCACGGCATCCGTGACCCAGCCGATGGCGCTGCGGATGCCGTTGGCCAGGCCCTGCACGATGTTGGCGCCGAACTCGGTGAACTTGGCCGGCACGTCGAACCCGAACCACTGCAACACCGGCGCGAGCGCGGCGTAGAACAGGCCTGCCGGCGACCAGTTCAGGATCAGCGCGGACACGCCGGCGATGCCGCCGTCGAACGCCGTCTTCACCTGCTGCCACAGCCCGGAGAAGAAGTCGCTGATCGGCTCCCAGTACCGGTAGATCAGGTAGGCCGCGACCGCAATTGCCGTCACCAGCAGGCCAATCGGGTTCATCATCAGCACCCGGCCCAGCACCGCCACGGCGCGCCAGACCACGCCGAAGGCACCCGCCAGACCACGCAACACGCCCGACAGCACGCCGCCCGTGACACCGAGCTTGCCGAAGAGGATGCGCAACATCGCGTAGGGACCCAGCACGGACGCCACGGCCAGCATGATCGGCCCCAGCACCAGCAGAGAGGCCGCCAGCGCGCCGACCGCGACGGCGGCGGCCTTGGCCAGCGTTGGGTGGTTCTGCATGAACGAGGTGGCGCCCTCGGCGGCCTTGCCGACCAGTTCCAGGCCTCGGGCGTAGAGCGGCAACACCTTTTCGCCCAGCGCTTTCTCCAGGTCGTACACCTTCGCCAGCGTGTCCAGCTCCTGGCCTTGGGCTGTGCCCTTTGCCCTGGCTTCAAGCTGATCGATGCCGGCAGCACCTTCATTCAGCCGCATGTTCTTGTGGATCTGCTGGCGCTGCAGGTACATCTGCGCGAAGAGGCCCGCCGCCGTGCGGTTGGAGAAGATGCTGCCGATGGCGTCTTCGACCTGCTTGCGGTCGGTGATGCCCTTGGCGGCCAGCGTCGGCAGCAGCACCTTCTCCAGCCACGCGAACTGGTTCTGGCGGAACAGGTCCGCGCCCTTGAGCGCCCCCGGGTCCATGAACGACACCTGCCCGGCCTTGTCTTCCTTGACCTTGCTGCGGTCGGCGATCAGGCCGAAGTTGTCCAGGTTGTGCAGCGCGCGCTTCGTCGTCTTGCCTTGGTACAGGTTCTGATAGGCGCTCATCATGGCCGTCCCCACGCGGTTGCCGCCCATCTCCTGCACCAGCGGTTCCAGCGTGTAGTAGAACGCCTTGTCGTCGGCGCCCTTCGCGGCGAGTCCACCGGTCTTGATGACGTTGAGCCATTCGTCAGCCTGCACGCGCCCGCCGGTCGCCGTGATGACCTTCTGCACCATGTCGGCTTGCTTCTTGAACTCGCCTTCGCTTGCCAGGCCGCCGCGCAGCTCAATGACCTTGAGCATATCCACGAACTTGCGCTCGTTCTCGGCGCCGTCCGCCTGGCCGAACACGGCTGCGTTGGCGAACTTCATCTTGGCGAGCGTCGGCATCACCAGCTCGGCGTGGTGCGTGTCCGCGAACACGCTCATGGCGTCGCGCATCAGCTCGGCCTTCTCGACCTGGCTGACGCCGTAGGCCTTCATCTTCTCGGCGAAGGCCAGCGCTTCCTTGGTGGACTCGTCGCCCAGGCCAAGCGCGCCGATGCGTACCCGCTCCAGGTCGTAGTGCTTGGCTTCCCCCAGGCCCTTGAGCAACGGTGCGCCGGCCGCCATGCCGGCCGCGGTGGCGCCCGCGCCGGCGGCGGCCACGCTGCCGGCCCGCGCGCGCACCTTGTCCGCCGCCTGGTGCGCGGCGGCCATGCGGCGCTGCTGCGCGGTCACGGCCGCCATGCGCTGGGTCTGCGCCTCCAGCTGTTCGTTGGTGCTGGCGATGCGGCTGCGCAGCGCGCGCTGTTGCTGCGCCAGGTTCTGCGTGCCGATGCCGGCGTCCGCCAACCGCCCGCGCACCTGGTGCAGCTTTTCGGCCAGCTCCGATTGCCGCACCTTGAGCGCCTGCGCCTCACGCTTGGCAGCCTCGAAGGCCTTGGTGAGCGCGGCGGATGGTTCCCGGGTTTCCTTGAGCTGGCGGGCCAGCTCGTCCGCCCGCCCGCGCACCGTCTTCAGCTGGTTGCCAGTGATGGCCGCATCGCGCGACAGCTTGCGGAAGCTGTCGATGCCGGCCTGTGTGCGCTCCAAGTCCTTGAGCTGCGCGCGCGTGGCCTTCACGGCGCGGGCCAGGTCGTTGTTGGCGTTCATCAGGTTGCGAAGCGGCCGCGTGGCTTTGTCCACGGCGGCCAGCACCACCTCCAGGCGCAGGCGGCGGGCGTCGCTCATTCCTCGGCCCCGCTACGTTCGCGCGCGCGTTCGCGCCACTCCATCAGCTCAACGATACCCATGGCGTACAGCTCGTCCAGGCGGAAGGAGAAGATCACGCCGATGTCTGCGGCGGCGTCTTCGACTCGTTCGGGAAGGTGTCCTGCTGCTGCGCCTTCGTGAGCAAAAAACCGGTCACCTCGACGGCCAGCTGGGTCAGGTCGGCCGGATCCAGCTTGCTCACATCGGCGGTGGTCAGCGTCGGCGTGGTGATGCGCGGCAGAACCGTGTGCAGGGCGGTCACGTCCATGCGCATCAGATCCATCAGGCTCACGCCGCGCAGCTCGCCGGCGCCGGGCTTGCGCACGGTGATCGTGCTGATCGTCTGCTCCCCGCGCGTGATCGGGGTGTCCAGGGTGATGGTTGCGGTTTTTTTTTCCATGGTGGTCAAAGCGATGAAGAGTTGAGGCATGCCCGCGCAGGTCAGCCTGCCCGGGCGAGGTGGGCGGCGCCTGGGTTACAGGCCGATCGCACGGCGCTGCGCGGCCAGGCGGTCCTCGCCGAAAACGACTTCGACGAAGTTCACGAAATCCAGCTCGCACCAGACTTCGCCGTTGACGGTCATCTTGTAGTAGGTCAGCGAGGACTTGACCTTGAACGGGGCTTTGGCGCCGGCCTTGGCGGTGCCGAAATCAATTTCGGTATGCCGGCCGCGCACGACGATCTCCACCGCATCGACTTCCTTGGTGTCCTCGTGCTGGTAGGCGCCGGCGAAGCGGATCATGGCGCCATCGACGGCGGTGGTGCCGTACTGCTTGAGGATTTCGCGCATCGGGCCGCCGTAGGTGGTTTCCAGCTCCAGCTTCTCGTTGCCCATGTCGATCTGGATGGCGCCGTTCATGCCGCCGGCGCGGTATTCCTCCAGCTTGCGCGCGAGCTTGGGCAGGTTGATTTCTTCGCATTCGCCGGTGTGGACCACCCCGTCCGCGAAAACGTTGAAGTGTTTGAGGATGCGTGGCAGAGCCATAGTGATTCCTAGTCAGGTGGTGGGACACAGCTCAAGCCGCCTTGACGGCTTCGGCGAACTGCATCAGGTAGCGGTCGGTGATGCGCTGGCGGAACGTGAGGTCTTCCAGCGGCGGGACGGACGTGTAGTCGTAGTCGATGGCGAGCTGGCCGGCCTTCAGCGTGTCCTTGGTGTTGGCTTCCGGGTCGAACCACGCGGCGGCGCCCAGCAGGTAGCCGTTGCGGGTCAGCGTGCGCAACTTGGCGTTGATGCCCTCCAACAGATCGCGCACCAGCGTCGGCGTCATCGGCAGATCGTTTGCCCACATGTGGGCTTCCGCCATGGTGTCGGCCAGCACTTGGGCAGTGCGGGTGTAGTTCTCGAAGGCGAACAGCGGATCCGCGCTGCACGTGCGGGAGCCCCAGAAGCGGAAGCCGTCCCGGTGAACCAGCGTGGTCACCTCGTTGGCGTTCAGGTAGCCCGCGTCGGTGGCCGGGTCCTGGAGGTCCCAGAACACGTCGCGCGACAGGCCGGTCACGCCGCCCACGGTCACGTTGGAAAGGGTCTTGTGCCAGCCGGTGTCGTTGTCGATCTTGGCGCGCAGGCCGACCGCCCGGGCCGTGGCCCACAGGGTGGTCTCGGCGTCGGCGGCGGTGTCCCAGCCGACGAAATCCGGCCAGATCACCATCGCTTCGCGCTGGCCGAAGTTGCTGCGGTAGGCGACGGCCTCTTCCTTGGTCTGGCAGCCGTGCGCCGACAGGTAGGCGAAAGCGCGCAGCTTCTGGGCGATGGTTGCCAGCTCGGCGGCCACGGGAAGGCTGTCGAGCCCCGGGACGGCCAGGATGCGCGGCGTGACGCCGAAGCGGTTACGTGCCGACAACAGCGCCTTCATACCGGTGTACCGGCCGGCCGCCGTGGTGGTGCCGATCAGGTTGGAGGTGGTTTCGGCTTCAGAAGCGCCACCGGCGACGCGCACCACGACCGTGAGCGGGTTCGTCTGGTCGGTGATGGCGTCGAGCGTGCGGGCGAGCGTGCCTTTGTCGCCAGCCTTGCCGATGTAGGCCTGCGGGTTGGTCAGCAGGACGGGCGTGTCGAGCGGGAACGCAACCGCATCGGCATCGTCGGCGGTGCAGACGATGCCGGCCACGGCGGTCTCGATGGTGCGGATAGGGCGTGTGCCGTCGTTGAGTTCAACGACGCGCACGCCGTGGTGGTAGTCGGTTGGCATGCAGTCCTCCAGGAGTGTCTGTAGGTGTACACAGACGTCCAGGCAGGATGCTGCGCACGCGCGTGAATGTCGCGCGCGTGCTGTTGTGGCGGCGCGCGCTACAACAAGACGTTGGCCGAGGCCTGCTGATTGAGCGGCGCGAGCATCCACAGGTGTTGCGGTGTCACGCGCCGCACGCAGTCCGCGCGGAACAGCGGCTCGCCCGCCTGGTGGAATGACCAGGCCAGCAGTTCGCTACAGAACCACGCATCGGCCTGCTGCCAGTCGCGGTGCAGGCCAAGACCAACGATGGCCTCGTAGTCGTAGGGCTTGCCGATCTGCCCGGCCGCTGCCTCGATGATCCGCGCCGGGTCGCGCGCCGGCATCGTCGCCAGCTCGTGCCGGTCCGCGCACCGGATGGCACCGGCCAGCGGCACGCGGCGCACGCCGTGCCCGGGTATCGACTCGATGACGTGGTCGCCGGCCACCAGGGCAACATGGCTCCATGCCGACCACGTACATGCGCGGATCGCCCAGCTCAGGGGGCTGTTGGTCGCGGTGAACAGGAGCTGAACGCTGCTCATGCCTGCGCTCCGCTCATGCCGGCCAACACGCCGCGCACACCGGCAATCGCCTGTTCGGCGGCCACGCTCGTGGCGTCCTCCGAAGCTGCGTTGCGGATGTCTTCCTTGCCTGCGAGGCGCAGCGCGCGGATGCCGTACAGGGCGGCGTTCCACGCGGCGTGCATCGCCAGAATCTCGTCGGCGGCCTGCCGTGCGGTCGAGCCTTTGGCTTCGGCCGCGCTCCGCACCGATGGCGGCACGTCGCCCGCGTAGCCGGCGGCCTGGTACGCCTGCGCCTCGTCGGCGGCGCGCTGGTATTCCACGACGCGCAGCGGGTCGCCGACCACGGCCAGGCGTACCGCGTCGGCAGCGGCGTCGAGCTGGTCGCGCAGGCGCTGTTTCAGCGCCACCAGCAGCGAAGCCTTCAGTTGGGTGTCCTCGACCCACTTCCCGGCCTTCCAGACGTGTGCAGCGCTGGGCCGCGCGGTTTCGGTGGCGCTCACGTCCGCCGGCGTCGTGCCGATCTCGGCGATGGTGACGGCAGAGCCGTCCGCCTGGGAGAACAGCGCCACACCGCGCCAATCGGCCGCGATGCTCCAGCTACCGTCGCGAAAGACGGCTACCTCGTGCGGGCCTGCGGCGGGCGGCGCCTGGTCGGTAGCGTGGGCCGGGATGAGCACGACGCCCGGTTCGAGCGGCGAGTGGTCCGCCGGCGAGCTGCCAGCGTATTCGCCGGTGGAGGGGTGATAGTGGAAGACGGTGTCGGTCATGGCGTCGGTTCAGTATTTGATGCAGGGCAGCAGTGCGATGTTGCGCGGGCGGGTTTCCGTGGCTGTGCGGTAGCCGGCACCGGTCGCAACGGCGCCGGTCAACGCGGTTTCGCTATCGTCAACGGAATAGAGGGAGGACGCGCCACCGCGATCGGTATCCCCAATCATCAGCGGCCGGACGAAGGTGTGGGCATGGTTCTGGAGCGCGTCGAACTGAGCGCTGCCGAACACCCGGCTCGCATCAACACCCCGCCCGTCATCCCAGCCGCGCAGGAATTCGCCGCGCAGGTCCGGGAGGTTGAACGTGGCGGCGCCATCGCCCGAGCCGAACGTGGTGCCAATCTCGGCATACAGCGCCGCGTAGGTCGTGCGGCTGACCGCCGCGCCGTTGGCCTTAAGCCAACCATTGGGCGCGATCGTGCGCGCGAAATATGCGATCAGCCCCGCCTGGCCCACCAGTTGGCGCCAGGCGGTCCACGTGCCGCTGCTGGCGCGGTAGCGCGTGAACACCTCGTTGTCCGACGAGTGGATGAGCTGGAAAACCATCGTCGCGCTTTCCCGCCAAACCTTGAGCACGCCGTGGCCGCTCGGCGCGTTGGCGTTGTCGCTGGTGTAGTAGTACTCGCCTGGGGTCACCAGCGCATTGAGGTCCCCCGCTGCCTTGTTGGTGGTCGCCAGGTCGGCGCCGATGCCGGCGGCCAGCCCCTGCCCCGCCGTGACCGCATCGGTGATGCCGTAGCCGGCAAGCGTGGTGGGGTTCGTCCCACCCGTCACCTGCCCACGGCTGTTCACGGTGACGCTGCGATACGTGCCTGCCTTGGTGCCGGTATCCAACTTGGTCAGCTCGGCGGCGATGGTGGTGTCGACGTACTGCCGCGTCGCCAGCACGATCGCCGGGTCGATCTTCAGCTCGACAGCGGCGCCCGAGGCGGACAGCACCACCATGCGCACGGACTGCGTACGGCCAGACCCTTCGGCCAGCTGCGGCTTGTAGGTCTCCGGACAGTTGCCGTAGTAGCACAGCGTGCCGTCCGCATCGATCAGGCCCAGCTCACGAATCCACCAGCCGCCCACGGTCTCGGGGATCACGAGTTCGGCCACGAACTGCCCGGGGTTGGCCTGGTCCTGCCAGATCGCATTGATCTGGGCGCGGTAGCGCTCGTTGACCAGCGCGGCGCGGTCACGGTCGGGCGTAGGCAGCGCGCCGCCGCCATCACCCACGCCGATGTGCGTGTACTTGCGCGCCTGGCCGAGTGCCTTGGCGTTGGTGTCTTTGGCCTCGCCGGCGGCGGTCGGAACGATGAAGAAGGTCTGGGGCATGGCGTTCTACTTTCTACTGAGAGACGGTCAGGGTGTCGATGTCGTGGGAAGCGCTGGAAAGAGGCGCGGTACCGCTCACGACGATGTCGGGCGGGGCGTAGGGATAGACGGTCAGCACATCGCCCAGGTAGGCGGCGGCACTGGTGGCCTGGGTGCCGCGCGCCTCGATGCTGATCTGGAGGCCGAGCATCGGCCGGGAACAGGGTTTCGCGTCATCGATGAGCCGTTCCAGCTCGGCGTACATGGCCTCGTCGATGCCGGTTTGCAGGACACCAACCTCCAGCCGGAACGACCCGCGCGGGCCGGGCGGGTTGGTCTGCCACCACTCGATGACGCGAATCAGGTAGCCCAGCGGCTCCACCGCGCGGCGAAGCGCGCCGATCGTGCCCTTCTTGCGGTGCACGAAGTAGGACGCGGCCGTCACGGCGCGCTTGGTGGCGAGCGGCCAGGCCGGGTTCCAGCGGTCCACGGAAAACGACCAGGCCAGGAAGGGCAACAGCTCGGCCGGACAGGTGGCTGGGTTCCACAGGTCGCGCAGCGGCACCGGCACGCGTTCGATGCGCGCGCCCGTCTGCGCGGCACGGCACTCCAGCGGCGTCGCGTTCGGTGGCAGCAGGGTTTTGCTACTCACTGGTGCCCCCGTTGACGATATCCACGCCGGTGCAGTAGCCCGCCTGGGTCAGATCGAGCGCGATGTCTGCGGCCGGTTCGTGCAGCACCAGCTTTTCCACGCCCTCCACATGCAGCGCCGCCGTGATCGCCGAGCGGTTGATGTCGCGGCCGATGCGCCGCCGCGTGGTGCGGTAGGTGTCGGCCCGCTTGCCGGCCGCGTCCAGGATCGGCTCGGCCGCCGGCCCCGATGCCAGGTACAGCGTGGCACGGATGCGGTACGGGACGATGGTGGCGGATTGCACAGTCAGGCGGTCGCCGAGCGGCCGGGTATCGTCATCGCTCAACGCGGTGCGTACAGTCGCCAGCAGGCTTTCGTCGGCCGTGCCGTCGCCCATGTGCGACAGTACCGAGACCACCACCTCCGCGCCGGCCGGGCTGATCGCGCGTGCATCCGCCACCCGGCCGTCAGCCGAGCGCGCGAACTGCTCGTAGGCCTTGGTCGGGCCAGCGACGGACAGCCCTTCAAACGCTTCCTGGGTGCGCTCGCGCAGCGAGTCGTCGCCCTCCATCACGGCAGGCGTCGGCGGCACGGTGGTGTCGTCGGCCGGCGTGATGGTCAGACGCCGCACGTTGAAGTTCGCCGCAATCTGCTCCAGGTCTTCCCCTTCGGCGAAGGCCAGCATGACCCCGCGCGCCGCGTCGTTCACGCGCTGGCGCCACACCAGCTCGCGGTAGGCGTTCTCCTGCAACAGCTTGGTGATCGGCTCGGATTCCAGCGCAAGCGTGGCGCGCACGGCGTCCCGCTGGTCGGCCGGGTGCAGCGACACGAAGTAGTCTTTTCGCTCGGCCAGGATGGCTTCGTAGTCGAGCGTTTCGACCACGGCCGGCGCCGGCAGCTGCGACAGGTCGATGATGGCCATGGTCAGCTCCGCAGGGGCACGGACAGCGTGCCCGCCGCTTCACGGCGCGGGCCGTCCACGCGGTCGGCCTCGATGTCGATCACGGGCTGGCCATCCGCGTCGATCCAGAACCGCACCGAGGCAATGCGGATGCGCGGCTCCCAGCGCACCAGCGCCGACACGGCGGCGGACATGGTGCGCAGGCGGGTTGCCGGGTTCAGCGGCTGGTCGATCAGCTCGGGGACCTGGCTGCCGTAGTCGCGCCGCATCACGCGCGAGCCGATCGGCGTGGAGAGGATGTCGCGCATCGATTGCACTACGTGCGGCAGGTCGGAAAGCGCTCGGCCGGTGGCGTTGTTCATGCCGGTCACCGCGTGCCCTCCGTCCAGTCGCCTCCATGCTGCACGCCGCCGTGGTCGTGCTTGTCCAGGACCACGCCGTTGGACGACAGCTGGCCGCCCTCGTGCGTCAGGCTGCCGGTGATCTTGTTGCCATGCTCCCCGCCTTGGCCGGCGATGCCGTTCTCATACGCGAACCGGCCTTTGACCGTGACATTGCCATCGAAAACGGTGTCCGGCGCCTTCACCAGAACGTTCGCGGCGGCCTCCAGGAACACCGTCTTGACGCCCTGCACGGTCAGCAGGCCGGCGGCGTGGTCGTAGCTGGTGAGTGCGCCGTCCGGGTACAGCGTGACTGTCCGGTTGGGGTCGTTGCTTGGAACGTCGTTGTCGTCGGTCGGGATGCCGCACAGGATGACGGCGTTGGCCGGGTCGCCGCTGGGGCAGAACAGCAGCACCTGCTCGCCCACAGTCGGCGGGTTCCAGGTGCGCGTCAGGCCGGCGCGGCGCTCGGCCCAGGGGCGCCAGGTGGTTGTGATGCCACCGGTGCGGACTCGCACGGCCGGCGGCGTGCTGTGGCGCACGTCGGTGATGGTGCCGAGGCGCAGGAGGTTTTCGAGAAGGCGGGCGAGGTCTGCGGTGTCCATGACCGCAGAGTGCCGTGTGCGCGTGCGTAGGTCACGCAGTGTCTGTTGTAGCTTTGCCGACCACAACACTGGTTTCGGTGAACGCCCCCAAATTGGTTAGATGAAAATGATTAAGCAAGGAGGCCACGCCCCCCCAATGAGGAGCAGCGCTAGAAATTCGTTATGGCAAACGATTTCCACCACCAACATCAGGATAATCCATTAGACAATACCTTTTGGGGGTGGGAACATATATTTTTGTTGCTAGTATTGGATAGCCATAGAACACAGTATTTAGCTGGCCGCCGGATTGTCTTGCGCACTCACCACCCACTTGAAAGACCAGAGTGAGCCTCAGGTGCGCGTGGATGCAAAAATAGCTGGAACCAACATCCGAGAAAAGAAAAGGGGGAATGAATGCCGATCCAGGAAATTTACAGCTTTCTTACCTACCCCAAGAAGAGTAATCCAGAGGACCCGCTTGCCCCAGGAGCTCAAATTGATCTCGACAACGAAAGCAAACTGTTCCGAATGCTTAATGGCATTTTCTGTAATGCTGAGCAGGACTGCGTTGTCCCAGTGATGTTTACAACGGATGGGGTTCAACAGCGAAACCCTGTTCGCTCAGAGCTTCTTTCTCTTGTTCAGCAGCCATCTATCAATACTGCTGTGCCGATTGCGTTGCGCTTGCAAAGGTCGACCGCCGGTACGTCCGGGATGGGGCTCATGTTTATCTGCCTTGGAGAGGATAGCGGTCATACGCGGGTCGTGCTTTCGCGGTTTCCGGCTGACGAGGGAGTCGTGGCCGAGCGCTCCGACGTCGAACTGACCGTTCAATTTGTCGAACAGGTTTTCCTGAAGAGCGCTCACTCATACAAGGCGGCGACCTACGTTTCCAATGGGCGTGCGGACCAGCTTTGGCGTGGACACGTTGTTGACCGACAGATCAACCACGGCAGCAAGGCTGTTGCGGACTATTGGATAGTAGATTTCTTGATGTCTGAATTTACCACGACCGCAGCCGCAGGAACAAAGCGGCTGGCTATTGCCTTACGAGACGCAGCGGCATCTACCGCTAGTGTGCGGGTGAAGCAAGAAATTGCTTCTGCGGCCAACCTCGCGGGCAACGTACCGTCGCGAGCAATGACCATTGCCGACTTCTGTGGCAGCTTCAACTTCTCAGAGGAAACCAAACAGGCGGTTCTGTCTAACGCCCGGCCGCAGCGTCTGGTCCATGAGCGGTTCCGATTTGATGCAGAAGAGTTCGGCAGGCATCTCGCCTACAAGCAGGTTGAACTCAACAACGGCGCAATCCTTACTGCTCCCGCTGACAGATTCGAAGAGGTATTCCAAAAGAGAACGCGACGGAATCAGCACACGTTCTCCACTACGGGAGAAATCGTTGATCAACGCCTGAGGAAATCCAAGTGACACCTGATGAACTCCGCACGGAATATGTTGCTCGCCATGAGTCGATTCTGAAACCACTTGCCGATGGCCTTGTTACGCAACTCCAGGACTACCTGATCGGCGTCGAGCATATAGATCGCGTTGCGGCCAGAGCAAAGAGTCCGGATCGATTTCTAGCAAAGGCGCTCAAAGCGCGCGAAGACGGCGACACGAAGTACGACCGTCCGTTCGAGCAGATCCAAGATCTTGTTGGTGCCCGCATTATCGTCTTTTATAAGCAAGACGTCGATGTAGTGAGCCAAGTGATTGAACGTTACTACAGGAATATTGAGTGCCGCAATCTTATTCCAGAATCTGAGAGCGAATTCGGATACGTTGGCAAACATTTGATACTTGCTTTTCCAGAGGATTTGTTTGATGACGATGCAGATCGCGAACGGTCGCCCATCTTCTTTGAACTCCAGATCAAAACCCTCTTCCAACACGCCTGGAGCGAGGCGGGGCATGATCTCGCATACAAGCCTGATGTACCCCTGAGTCGTCGCCAAAAACGGTTGATCGCGTTCACGGCAGCCCAAGCGTGGGGGGCTGACCACCAGTTTGCACAGCTGCATTGCGAATTAAATGGGGCACCGGCATCCAACTCCTGTTGATCCGGCGAACCATCGGCGATGGTGCCGCAGCGCAGGAGGTTTTCGAAAAGGCGGGCGAGGTCTGCGGTGTCCATGACCGCAGCGTGCCGTGCGTGTGTGAGGCGGTCACGCACGCGCTGTTGTGAATTTGCGTTTTACAACAACGACGACATGCAGACGCGCTCTACACGGGCCAAGTTGTAATTTCGAAAAACGGGACCGACTCGTGGGTGGCAATTTGATCGAGCGCGTTTGTTCGCAACAAATCCTCCAGCTCCCGTGCGTGCTGGCGCTGAACCTCTATTTGGTCAATCAAGGTGACGCCTCGCTGTGCTTCCTCCTTTGCCCACGGCGGAACGATTGTCGACTCCCTAATCCTCTCTTGAGCAAGGTTCGTCATCTCTTCCTGTGACATCGTCGGTTCAAGGAAACCTAGCGCATCAAGATGATCCGCAATCGTCGGACCGATAGCTGCCTCGCACAGGCAAATTTTTTGCAACAAAATTCTCGCGAAAGAAAGATACTTCTCGGATCCGCTCTCATTCGTAACCGGGGAAGGCGATATCACCACGGGAAACCCCTCGTGAAATTTTGCCTCTCTTGTGACATCGAGCCCCCGATGGACAATGCTGTTGCGTAGCTGGCGAAGGTAGGAAAAGTTTGCCTTTCCATCCATAGCCTCGCTGAATCGTAGCGCATTGTGCAACGCCTCTTTGAACTCGCCCGCCTTCCACATATCTTTTTCCAGCAAGAAATCCGTCGCTGAAATCAAGTGAACGAAGTACTCCGAATATGAGATGCGCATTTCGTTTTGTGCGTCAGGCAACAGAGGTGCACGCAAGCGCAATGCGTTTCGCAAAGCCATATTCTTTGCCTTAAAATGCCATTTAATAGACAGAACAATATGGTGTGGTTGCAGGTGAGGCTTTGTCGGCAAGGACATAGTTGGCTCCTCTGGAGTAGTTAGTGAATCGGCGGTAGCCCGACAGACCATACTAGACGAGCCGCGAACCTATTTTGTGACGTGCCCTACGATCAGGTCCGCAATCCTGGCAACGTCTGCGTCATCCATTCCCAGCAGTTTGCGCTCCGGATATTGAGCAGTCAGCCCAGCCTTGTTGACGCGATCCCGCAGGCCGAAATGGTGAACCGTGGCGATGCGCTGCACGCTGCCCACGAAAGTCACCACGGCGGCGTTGGCGTTGGCGTCGGCCCCGGTCTTCATGTAGCGAGTCAGCCGCAGACGCACGAACATGGCGCGGCGGATGCGGCCGGCGCGGTGCCGCAGCTGCGGCTTGCGCGGCACGTAGGGGCTGCCCTCCGGGTTGCGCTGCTCAGCAATGCGGGCGGCCTGGCGCCGGCGCAACTCGGCTGCCACGGCCCGCGCCAGTGTCCGGCGAGCCGGCGCGTCCAGCTTGGTCAGCATCCCGGCCAGCCAGGCTTCCAGCTCGTGGGATTCGCTCAATTCGGCCTCCAACTCGCCGGGTCGTCGGCATCGTTGACCGGCTCCGGGTGGTGCTCGACCTGGTAGCCGGCGCCGATCGGCTTCACGGTCACGCGCTCGGTCAATTGCAACTTGATCGAAAGATCGACCGTGCAGTGGTTCAGGATCTCGACCTCGAACTTGAAGCCGTCTTGGCGCTTCTCGTCGTTCGTGAACAGCTCTGGCTGGTTGGTGCGCAGCCAGGCCAGCACCGGGACGACGATGGTGTCCGGGCTGGCAGGGTAGTCGGTCACGATCAGCGTCAACGTGTACCGATACTCGAAGGACAACGACCGCGCGCCGGTGCCCACCACGTTTCCCTCGTCCACGAACACATGCAGCGCGTCGGGGTTGGCGGCCAGGTGCGGCACGGCGGTCGCGAGCGCATCGCGCAGGCTGGCGGGCTTCATCATGGCGCCTCGTCCTCCCCGATGATGGTCGCGCCCTGGTCGCGCAACAGCTGCTGCAGGTGCGCTAGCTGCTCGCTGTTGGCGTGGCTGTCGGTGTAGTTGTCGGCGACGGTGCCGGCGACGGCAGAGAGCGCAACGCCTGAGGGGGCCGCATCAGCATCGCCGGCACCTGGATCCGGCACTGCGCCGGCGGCGGCGCTGTCGTGCAACCGCACAAAGCCGCGAGGAACAACGCAGGAAGCGTCAGCCTGGACCGGGACATAGCGGGGAATCTCCTTGATGATGGTGTCGCCCTTCAGGCGGATCGTTTGCACGCGGTCCACGTACTGCGTGACGGTGACGGTGCTGCCCTGGGCGCCCTTGAGCTGTGTACGCAGATCGGCGGCGGTCCTCTCGGCGGTGTCGGCGCGATCGATGGCGGCGTCGTAGCTGTGCGCCAGCCACACGCCCAGGCCTGCGACGGCCGCCAGCACACACAGCACAGCGAACGCGCGGTTCATGCGGCCTCCCGCTCTTCGGCCTGGTAGCGTGCGAAGGCGCGCGCCAGCTTCACGTCATACAGGTTGTCCTTGTAGGCCGGCCCGTTGTAGAGCGCGGCGAAGGCGGACCACTTCCCGCCCGTGAGCGCCTTGTGCAAGGCGGGGTCACTGGTGACGAACCGCACGAAGGCGTCGAGCTGCGCTCCCTCGCCGCTTTGCATGGCGTCCGCGAATGCCTGCACGCTCGGATACCCCAACCGCTCCCAGTGGTATCCCATGACTTGAAACAGCCCCCAGCTCGCCGACGCAAGGGCGCAATCGCGGTCGATGGCGATGGCCTGAGCGAGCCGCATGTGCTCCCCGGCCTTGCCCACGTAGCCGCCGCGCTGCGGGCTGACGATGTTGGGGAACTGGCGGGCGAGCGCGTCCGCGTCCTGGTCGGCCTCGCGCAGCTGCCGGTACATGATGTGCCGCTCGAACAGGATCACGGGCCGTCCGTCCGGCAGGAACCCGCTCTCCCGGCTCTCAACCTCGTTGACCGCACGCACCGCCGCCAGCGGCACGCCCAACGTACCCGCCGCGCGTTGCAGATCCGCCGCCGTCAGGTGCCCGGGCAGGCGGGCGCCCGCGCGCAGGGCCTGGACGGTCTTGGGGCCGGCGATGCCGTCCGCAACCAGGCCGAAACGGGCTTGCGCCGCGCGCACGGCCGAGGCGGTGGCCGCGTCGTATTCCCCGGTGTCGGGTGCCGCAAAGCCCCTGCCGGCCAACAAACGCTGCAGCTCGCGCACCTCGGCGCCGGTGCTGCCGGGTTTCAGGACAGTCATACGGACCTCCGCAGCCAGCGCACCAGCCAGGACGCGTCGGCGCCGCCGCCCATGCGGAACAGCTCCACCACGTTGCCGCGCACCGAGAAGACCGCCAGGCACAGGACGGCGGTGATGCCGTTTTGCGCCATCAGCGCCCAGTCGTAGCGGCCGAACAGCACGCCAATGGGCACGGCGCCGGCCAGCACGATCAGGGCGTAGGCGAGCCGCGACGCCCAGGGGCGGTGCGCCGCGCCGTCGCGCTTGAACAGCAGCAGGCGCAGCGCGATCAGCGCGCACAGCACCGCCTGCACGATGAACAGGGCATTCACGGTTGGTTTCCTCCACGGTTGTCGCTGCTGCCACCCCGGAGGGCGGCCAGCAGCTTGTCGCTGTTGTCGGCCGCGCGGATCAGCGCCAGCAGCAGCTTCACCACCACCGTGGAGGCCACCAGCGCGCCGACGGCCTCGCTGACTTCGGTGTTGGCGGGCAGCGCCCGGGCGATCAGAGACGCGGCGAGCGGCGCCGACAGGACGCCCGCCACGATCGACAGCACGAGGAAAGACAGCTTCTTTGCGACCGTCAGCTCGCCCGAATTGAGCGCGAAGACTGCCGCGCCGGCGAAGGCGCCAAGCACCGTGCCCGGGTCTACCCCGGGCAGCAGGGAAACCGCGCCTACGCTGGTGACGGCGACAGCAGCGGCGGACGTACCGGTTGCGATGGGTTCAGCCATATGGATTCCTTGGGGTCAGTCCCACAGCTGCACCGTCTGCGCGGCCTGCTGCTGCGGGGAAATGTCGGGCAGTACCAGCTCGGCCCCGTGCGGCAGGATGGGACCCAAGTCGGCGATGCCGGGGTTGGCGGCCAGCACGGCTTCCGTCACGCTCGCCGTGCGGCCGTACACCCGCCGGCAGATGGCGTCGATGGTGTCGCCCTGGATGGCCCGCACGCGCATCAGATCAGCTCCACAGTGGTGCGCGGCATGCCGGCGATGTCGCTGATGGCCCAGCGCGCGTCGCGTCGCAGATCGTCGACCGATGTGTTCTCCGCCTCCGCCTTGCGGTCGCCCGCTGCGGTGGCGTCGAACGACCGGTAGCGCTCGATCAGCCAGGCCGCCGCCGTGCAATGCACCGCGCGCAGGTAGCGATGCACATAGCGGCTCCGGCCATCGATCCACTGCGCCGGCACTGCGCCCAGCTCCAGGAACCCGGCGGCGAGCTGGCGAGCCTTCCACCCTGCCAACTCGTCATTGACGGACAGCACGGCTTCGACCAGCGCGGCGCGCAGCCGCTCGGGCGTCACGGTCCCGTCCAGGCGCATCGCTGCGCACGCCTGGTCAACGTCGATGTCCGGGAAAAAGCCGTCGTTGCCGATCGGCTGGCCGCCGGGTTGCGCCGATGCCGGCACAGGGGCTACTGCGATGAAAGAAGACATGGTTTCCATGGGCTGGGAGGCGGTGGACGGGGCGACGATTCGCGGCATGCCGGAAGGTCGCCCCGTGCCGCCTGATGCGCGGGGTCACGCTCGGTATCAGCTGCGGCCGCCGCCCTCCTTCGCGTCGGCCTTCGCTGTGTTCTTGATGTCGCGCTCAATGCGCTCGATGTCTTTCTTCACGCCGCACTTGTCGTGCAGCTCCAGCGCACGGCGTAGCTGCGCGAGGGCATCCCTGCGCAGCGCGTCGGCCTGGTCGGATGGCACCGATTCCGCTCGCGCGTAGATGGCGTAGCCCATCGCCTTGTGCAGCTTGGCGCGCACCTCGTCCGGCATGTCCTCGGCCGCGACCAGCTCGGCCACCTCGCCCAGCGTGGTCACGTCCACCGGGTCGCCGGCCTCGGTCCCCTTGAGGGCCATGTTGGCGAACTCCTCTGCGATCAGGCAGGCCGTGGTGCGCTGGTACTGGTCTGGCATCTCCAGCTTGTGCCGGATCGCGTAGGCGGCCAGCGGCAGAGCGTCGGCGAAGCTGCCGGCGTCGATGAGCCACACCATCACCGTCATCAAGACATCGTCCTGCGCGCCTGTATCGGCTTCCAGCACGCCGCGCACCCAGGCCGCATACTCGGGCAGCAGCTTGCGCTTCAGCTCGGCCTTGCGCTCGACGGACTGCACCTGCTTGAGCTGGCGCTTGTGCTCGGCCAGCTGCGCCAGCATCAGCTCGTGGCCGGTGGCGTAGCGCAGCGGGTTAGAGGCCTGCGCGGCCTTAGCCGCCATAGCGGCTGTCACGCGCAGGTAGTGGTTGCGGGCGGGCGTGCTCATTGCGCTTGCCCCTTCGGCTCCTCTGCTTTCTTGTCCTCCAGCAACACGATGTTTTCTGCCATGCCCGCACAGGCCAGATCCTCGATCACATAGGCATCGTTGCTCGATTCGTAGTTCTCGATGCGATCGCGTTTGGCGTTGTCCAGGATCGTGCGGCGGCGCGCGCCCTCCTGGTAGTAGATGGACAGATTGTCCAGGCGCGTCACCAGCAGGCCGTTCGCCGGGAAGTACGGCACGCGCACGGCCGGCAGGTTGCCGATGCGCTTCTGGCTGATGATGAGGTCGGCCGCGATCTGCTGGGTGGGCTCGCGGTTCGCATTCACCAGCGGGAAGTATTTGTCCGCCAACAGCAAGCGACCGCACACGACGACCAGTTCCGGGTCTTCCGCGTACCACGGCTCGATGACCTGGTTCACGACGTCGAACACCAAGGCGTCCAGGTTCTCATAGTCCCCGCCTTCGCCAACAGTGAGCTTGCCGGCCGTGGCGCCGTCCTTCATCACGCGCTGCGGCGCCTGCTCGCGCAGGCTCTGCAGCCAGCCCTTGTTCACGTCTTGCAGCATGGGGTTGGCGGCCCGATCAGACGTGGCGGCGCGGCTCACGCCGTTGAAGCCGATCATGATGCGGTCCAGCGCCTGACGCTTGATGATGGCGTCGCGGATGCGGGTCTGGAAGTCGGGGAACTTAGCCCAGGCGTCCAGACGCTGGTAGGTGATGTGCGTGTCGGAGTTGGTCTGCTCACACCGGTAGCGGCGGCCGTCCAGCGTGGCAATGTCGGCGGTCTGCCGGTCCTGCTGTGTGGTGTCCGTGGTGCTCGCCACCGGGCCGGACACACCCAGGCCCAGCTTCTCGCCTTCCTGCTCGGTCACGCCGAAGACGTTGATGCGCGACAGGAAATCGCTCGATTCCTGCACCTTCGTTTCCAGCTTCTGCTGGATGGTCGGCGCGACGCTGAACTTCTCGTCGGCGCGATCCACGCCGTTGAGCTTGGCGATTTCCGCCTTGTAAGCCGCAAAGAGGCGGCGGGTTTTGTTACGCATGGCTATCGACTCCGGTTTGTGGTCTGGGTGGTGTGCTGCGGGCCGGTGGCCGGGTCAGCAGTCGGTCGTGATGGGTGCGGAGTTGCCGTCGCCGCCGGTGGCCGGCGGGCGCGCGGCGTAGGCGTCGGTTTTCTCCAGCTGAGTCCTCAGAGCGTTGAACTGCTTGTCGCGCTCCACGCCCTGGCTGTTGAGCGCGGTCAGCTGGTCGGTGACGGCCTTGAGCGCCGTGCTGAACTGTTCGCTCGTGGTCTGCACCTGCTGGGCGACCGTCTGCACGGCTTCCTGCACGTCCGCAAAACGCGCGTCGTTGTTGCTGTCGGATCTGCGCTGCTTGGAGAACAGGCGCTTGATGCTGTCGGCAAAGCCCGTGGGCACGCTCGTCGCTGTGTAGTTCGTCACTTCGGGCGAGAAGTCGAACGGCACCTCCACGGCTTCGGTGAAGAGGTTGTCCGGGTGCTGCTTGCGCGCGGCGAGCGGGTTCGTTTTGGCCTTGGCGCTGAATTGCAGGACTTCGCACCCGAGGCTGGCCGGGTTGTCGGTCACGGCCAGGCCGACCAGATAGGCTTCACCTGTATCCGCAAAGCTCGGGTTCAACTCCATCGAAGCAAAGATCTTCTGGCGGGCCTTGGTCATGGCGACCAGATCGTCCGTGGGGTCGATCTGCGCATACAGGCCAAGCTTGCCGCCCTCCTCCTCGGTCTTCAGTGCGGTCACGTCGCCGTAAGCCTTGAACGGGCCGGTCGGGTCGTAGCCTCGGATGTGCTCCAGGTTGACGCGCGCGGCGTAGACCTTGGGGTCGTAGTTGGCGGCCATCTCGACCAGCGTCTCGCGGTCGATGACGCGGCCGTCGCTCGTCGCGCCTTCGGTCGCAACGCGGAAGAACTTGGTGCTCTTGGGCATGATGTCCTCTGTGGTCAGTGGTTCGGTGGTGCTGCCATCTTCAGCGTGCGGCGTCGCGCGGACAACGCATTGATGTTGTGGAAACCCGCGCCACAACAGGCCGCGCGTGGCACGCGCGCACGCGGCCGGTAGCGTTGCGGCATGACTACGCTCCCGCCTCTCGCCTCGCTCTCGATCGACCCTGAAAAGGACCCGCGCCGCGTCGCGCGCACGCTGTACTGGCAGGGCTACCGCGTTGCCCGCATCGCCGAAATGCTGGGTGTGAAGCCCGTGACGGTGCACAGCTGGAAGCGGCGCGACGGGTGGGACGCCACGGATGCGGTGGAACGTGTCGCATCCAGCATCGAGGAGCGCATGGCGCGCTTGGTCGCCAAGGAGGTGAAGGAAGGCCGCGACTACAAAGAGATTGACCTGCTCGGCCGGCAGATGGAGCGCATTGCGCGCGTGCGCCGGTATGAGGCCTCGGGCAACGAGGCCGACCTGAACCCGAAGGTGGCGAACCGCAACAGCGGACCGCGCAAGAAGGCAGAGCGCAACGCGATCCGCCCCGAGGAACAGCTGCAGCTCGTGGAGGCCTTTCGCGATTCGCTGTTCGACTACCAACGCGTCTGGTACGAGGCCGGCCAAGCCGAGCGCATCCGCAACCTGCTCAAGAGCCGGCAGATCGGCGCGACGTGGTACTTCGCGCGCGAGGCCTTGATCGACGCACTGACCACCGGCCGCAATCAGATCTTCCTATCGGCCAGCAAGGCGCAGGCGCACGTCTTCAAGCAGTACATCATCCAATTCGCCAAGGACGCGGCCGGCGTCGAGCTGAAGGGCGATCCGATGGTGCTGCCCAACGGGGCGACGCTCTACTTCCTCGGCACGAACGCCCGCACTGCGCAGAGCTACCACGGCAACCTGTACTTCGATGAGTACTTCTGGGTGCCGCGCTTCCAGGAACTGCGCAAGGTCGCCTCCGGCATGGCGATCCACAAGCACTGGCGGCAAACCTACTTCTCAACGCCGTCCAGCCTCTCGCATGAGGCCTATCCGTTCTGGTCGGGCGCGCTGTTCAATCGCGGCAAAGCGAAGGACCGGCAGGTCAGGATCGACGTAAGCCACGCCGCACTGCGCGACGGCCTGCGCTGCGCGGACGGCCAGTGGCGGCAGATCGTGACGGTGGAGGACGCGCTACGCGGCGGCTGCAACCTGTTCGACCTCGACCAGCTGCGCCTGGAGTACAGCGAACCCGAATTCGCGAACCTGCTCATGTGCGCCTTCATCGATGACAACGCATCGGTGTTTCCGCTGTCGATGCTCATGCGCGGGATGGTGGACAGCTGGGAGGCCTGGGAGGACTTCCGGCCGTTCGCGCCACGGCCGTTCGGCAACCGGCCGGTGTGGGTCGGCTACGACCCCAACGGCGGCGGCGGCGACAGCGCCGCGCTGGTGGTGGTCGCGCCGCCCCTGGTGCCGGGCGGCAAGTTCCGCGTGCTGGAGCGGCACCAGTTCCGCGGCATCGATTACGAGGAACAGGCAGGCGCTATCCGGCGCGTCACTGAGCGCTACAACGTCGCCTACGTGGGCATCGACCGGACCGGCATCGGCGATGCCGTGTTCCGCCTGGTGCAGAAGTTCCGCCCGGACGCCGAAGGCTTCACCTATTCCGTGGAAGTGAAAACCGCCCTGGTGCTCAAGGCGCACGACGTCATCAGCAAGGGCCGGCTGGAGTTTGACGCCGGCTGGACGGACTTCGCCGCGTCGTTCATGTCCATCAAGAAGACCACCACCGCCGCCGGCGGCCGCGTCACCTATCAGGCCGGTCGTTCGGAGGACACAAGCCACGCCGACCTGGCGTGGGCCTGCATGCATGCGCTTTCGCACGAACCGCTCGAAGGCGTCACCACCACCAATACCAGCATCCTGGAGCTGTCATGAGCCGCAACAAGACCCGCCACGCCGCGCGCACCGCCAACACCGACGCGCCGACCGAGCGCCACACCGACCGGGCCGCGCAGGCCGAGGTGTTCTCTTTCGGCGATCCGGTCGAAGTGCTGGACCGGCGCGAGCTGCTGGATTACGTCGAGTGCATGCGCATGGGCAAGTGGTATGAACCGCCGCTGCCGTGGGACGGCCTGGCGCGCTCGTTCCGAGCCGCCGCACACCACAGCTCGGCCATCTACGTGAAGCGCAATATCCTGGTCAGCACGTTCATCCCGCACCCCCTGCTCTCGCGCGCGACGTTCGAGCGCCTGGTGCTCGACTGGCAGGTATTCGGCAACGCCTACCTGGAGCGCCGCGACAACGTGCTGGGCCGCCCGATGCGGCTGGATACGCCCCTGGCCAAGTACGTGCGGCGCGGGCTCGACCTGAACACCTATTTCTTCGTGCAGAACTGGCAGCAGCCGTACACCTTCGCCGCCGGCGCCGTGTTCCACCTCCAGGAACCGGACATCAACCAGGAGGTGTACGGCCTGCCGGAATACCTGTCCGCGCTGAACGCCACATGGCTGAACGAATCGGCCACGCTGTTCCGCCGCCGGTACTACAAAAACGGCTCCCACGCCGGCTTCATCCTCTACATGACCGACGCGGCGCAGAGGCAAGAAGATGTCGACACGCTGCGCGAGGCGATGAAGAGTGCCAAGGGGCCGGGCAATTTCCGCAACCTGTTCATGTATGCGCCCAACGGCAAGAAAGACGGGATCCAGCTGCTACCTGTATCCGAGGTGGCCGCGAAGGATGAGTTCTGGAACATCAAGAGCGTCACACGCGACGACCAACTCGCCGCGCACCGCGTGCCGCCGCAGTTGATGGGCATCATCCCGAACAACACCGGCGGATTCGGCGACGTGGAGAAGGCCGCCCTGGTGTTCGCGCGTAATGAGGTGAAGCCGCTGCAGGACCGCCTGTTGGCGGTCAATGACTGGATCGGTGAGGAGATAGTGCGGTTCGCGCCATATGCGCTGGGTGCGGCCGGCCAAGCGGATGCGCCATAGCCGGCCCGAACTTCCCACCATGGTCGGTGGAGTCGCCCAGACGGATGATTCGGCACATATCGGGTTTCAGGAAGAGGCTTGTTGAGCGGCACCCGCCTGCGCAGCCTGCGGCGCGGATGCGTCGCTCGCGAGCATCCACACGGTGGCCGTGTTCCAGACGGGCCGCTCGCCCTTGACGCGCTGCCACAGCGACGGTTCGCCCGCTACCGCCACCTTGGGCATGATCTGGCCCTCGCGGATGAACTGTCGCCGCTCGCTGGCGATGGCGCCCGCTTCGTTGCACTGCCACCAACCCGTTTGCGGGCAGGTGTAGCCGGTGACAACCGGTTCGCTTGCTGAAGCGATGGACGGGTCCCGCTGCGGGTAGGCCAGCGTGCGGTCCACCCCAGGGGGCGGCTCTCCCGGTTCGGGCTGGTGGCCCTCGTCGTTTTGCAGGAAATACGGGTCGCTGCATTTCCAGTCCGCCAGGGCTTTGAGGTAGGTCCAGTAGGCCATATCGGTGTAGCTCTGGTTCAGGCCTAGCGCCAAGTCCCACGCCATCACGCCGCGCACGACGAATTCGTTGCTCGGCAGGGTGCTGTGATTGGTCAGATTGTGCGCGATGTTAATCAGGTCCTTTTGTGCCTCATCGACCGTCTTGTATACCGGGTAGCGCTTCCCATACACGTCCACCTCCATGCGCACCACTTCGTAGTTCGGGCCGTAGACTTGGCCGTAGGCGGCTACGTCGCGGGCGTCGCCGCCTTTGTCGTCGGGTTCCAGATAGCCCCGGTACTCGTGAAAATCCTTGAGGCGCCCATCCCAGTCAGCAAAACTCTCCCAGGCCGGCTTTCCGTCCGTCTTCTTGGCCTGCTCCATGTGTTGCCGCAGCGCTGTGTCCGTCAGCCACGGCACGGTCGGCGCATTGATGTGAACAGCTTCCTCAGCCTTGTCCGGGGGCGAATAGACGCCATAGACGCCGGCGACTTTTTCTGAAGGCGGAATCCAGAACTCCGTGCGCTCCGTGCCGATCTCCTTGCCGTTATCGTCCTTGGTGATGGCAAAGCTCTTGGGGCACGCGGCGTAGTGGTACTCGCCCTTGCCGGCCTCGATGTTCTCGGCAAACATGCGCACGCGCAGGTTGGAGGCGCCTACGCGGCCATGCTCGGCTTGTGTGAGCGCGCGCCAGCCAATGGAACGCAGTACGCTGGCGCCCATCACGCGATCATGCGGGTTGGCGTAGACGTAGAACTTGCCGAACGCTTCGCGGTCCAGCAGCGGCGCACGCGCGGGGGTGCAAAGACACTGCGCCTGCTGGTTGGCTTCGCTGAAGGCGTCGGCGTGCTCGCCAGCCTCCTTGACCACATCGGCCACGGCCTTGAGGGTGGCAAAGCGCGCCGCCTGGGTGACAACGTAGTCATTGCCGAATTGCAAGCACTCCATCAGGCCACCGGGTTCATTCAGGTTGAAAGGGCTGTTGCACACGAACAGCGCCTCCGGGCCGCGCACGCCCTGCTCCTTGAGCATGAGGGTAGCAAGCATCGACACCATGGTGCCCTGGCTGTGGCTGACGATGTTGATGGTCTCGTGCGGGCTGTTGCGACGGACGGTGGCGACCAGATTGGCCAGCCGGCGTGCAGCGTGCACGTAGTACGTGCGTGGAGGGCACTCGGTCAGGTAGCGGTCGGTAATGGGGTTCATGCGCTGGAAGGCCAGCGTAAAGCCCTTGTCCTTGCGGAACATGTGCCACAGCCCCGAGGTGCCGTTCTGGAATGGGCCGCCGCCCCAGGCGTCGTCCTCATCGAGCGCCACCGGGTAGGCGCGTAGCTCGGGGTGGTGAGTGTCACGATAGTCGTGCTCGCTCGGGCGGCCGTAGTCGCCCTTGCGGGACTTGAAGCCCCAATAGAAGCGGATCACCGGGGAGGTGGCGGCCAAGTAGTCGGAGTTGGCCGCAGTCTGTACACCATCGAAGTGGGGACGCGTGCGCTGCATCGGACGGTCGATGCTGTATGTGTAATGGGGATCTTCTTTGTCGCGGACAGACGATTTCAGTTCGACTTCGGTCCCCCATCGACCCAGCCGGTCATTGAGGCCCGCGCAAATATGCTGTTCGGCGGCGTTGTACCACTCGCCCTCGCTGTTGACGCCATGCACGCAGATGACGAGGCAGGGCAATGGGTTACGTTGGCGGGCCACGGGCTTGCCCTCGTGCTCGGGGCCGTCAATCGCGCGGCCAAGTTCGAGTGTGAGCGGGGTGGACTCGTACTTGAGCGGCACTTCCGTGAGCGTATCGACCTTGGGGGCAAAGGACTGGAACTTGGTGGCTCTCACGGGTTCTAGCTCGCGTTGACGGTGGACGGGTTCTGTTGCTGTTGCTTCTGCAACTGGCGCTCGCGGTTGATCGAGGGGCGCCAAGGGAGGTCCCGTCTGCACGTGAAATACTGAGTCGAGTCTTGATGAGTGCTACGGACATTCACGTACTCACGAGCGGCTTTTTTTAGCTCTGCATAGCGCGGATCTGGCTTTGGCACAGGCCAGCCTGCGGCTTCCAGTCGATGAATCTGATATGGATCATCAAGGGGTTTTTGCGCGGTGTACTGAAGCTCGATCTTTTGCGCGTCTGGCTTGATGACCCGAAGTCTGATAGGGCCTTCAGTGAATCCGTCACTGCCCATGTAAATTTTGTCGCCAACAACTACAACATCGACGCTCCCGGGAACATCGGGGATGATTTTGAAGGTGTGCCCCTGGTCAAACGAAACGCGAACAGAAGCATCGCTTCTTGTGACCACATAAGGCGAGTCGACGACTTTGAACAGCCCTTCGGGATTGTGCTTGCTGTTTCCACCGACCTGCGTGCGGATGCCGAGTTGCTCATCCACGTAAAACAACTCCGCCTGGCACGGCAGGTTGTACCCCGGCCCAGGATCGTTCTCGATGTAGCGGTGGTCATCGAAGCGATACACCACCTGTTTAGGTGGCCGCGCGATGTTGTTCAGCGTCTTCTCGCTGATCGTGTCGCCGAAGCCGACTGATGCAGCAGCACGGTCGGCGGGCGAAAGGCCGCAGGCGGCGAGCGACAGCAATGCTGCGGTTGCGCCGGCCAGCATGGCAATGCGGGGGTTTTGCATGACGGGAAGATGATGTTGGTGTTTCAACGAGATCTCCTTGAATTGTGTTGGACGGGTGCGCATGGGTCAGCCCTACGAGCGCCGCCAGCGCCGCAGCACATGATGATTAAGCGAGGCCTCGGGATCGATCTTGCCGCCCGCGACAGCCGTGCGCGTCTCGTTCTGACCAGGCCGCACGATGACAGGGCTGTCGGGTACCTTGTTGCCCAGCGCATCGACCACGTGCAAGGGTTCGCCGGGCTTCAGCGCTGACGCAACCGCGTGTGGCACCACCGGCCGGCTATCCGGCCCCGCGAACGAATGGTTGCCCGCATGCACCTGGAAAGCACCGTTGGTGCCGTGCACGATTCCCGCCGCGCTCACGTCGATATAGCTGCCGCCCCCGTTGATGCGCACCCCGTCCAGTCCGTTGACGCTCACCCGCCTGCCCTCCATCTTGATATCCAGCTTTGCCAAGATGTTGATGCCGTTATTGAGTGCCAGCATGTCAATGTCCCCACTGGCCGCCACCAGCTTCATGCCGATCCGGTAGGCAAACAACCGGATCGCATCCTTGGCGCTGGCGAGGAAGCTGCGCCCGCTGGCAATGCTGGCGTGCCCGCCGCTGGTGATCGCGTGGTGTGCGTTGCTCTGCTGGTGCGTGCTGCCCGCCGTGCTGCTCTCGATCCCGGCTGGGCTGGCCAGCATCAGGTGCGGCTGCTGGAACTCGGGGAACCGCCCCTGCGCCGGATCGCCGCCGCTGCCCTTCAGGTCGGCATTCTGCTGCTTCAGGCTGCGGGCCACCTCGTCCTGGTCGTCCGCCTGCTGCGCCCCGGCTGTGCGCGCCGCCTCCGACAAGCGCTCGTGCATGTCGTGCGCCACCGTCAGCCGCGCCACCGGCTCGCCCACATCCATCATGTGGCGCTGCCCGGCGGGCAAGGCTTCGGTGGTGAGCTGCAAGCCGGCGGCGGCACGGTTCACGCCGTGCCCCTCGGTATCCAGCGCATAGCCCTGGCCGCGCGGGTTCTGCCGGCCTGCCGTGCCGTCGATCCGCGTAATGTGCCCCAGGCTCAGCGAACTGTTCAGGTGGTCGCTCTTCAGCTGCGCCTGGATCCTGCCTGCGGTGTCGTCCAGGGCTAAGAGGTTGCTACGGCCGCCGGGATCGTTGCCGCCGTCCGGGGTCAGTTCCCGGCTGCGGATGCCCATCAGCACCCCCTGCGTCGGCAATTGCCACGGCGGCATGCGCTGGGCATTGTGGACAACGCCGATGACCAGGAAATGGTCGGGGTTGCCGTCCAACGCGACCACCAGCACTTCGCTGCCCACGCGTGGCCACGACACCATGCCAGTTTCACCGCCCGCCCAGTTGCTCGCCACCCGCACGCGCGCGCTGTGCTTGCCTTCCCGGTCCCAGTGGAACTGGATCAGGATGCGGCCGTGTTCGTCCACGTCCACCGCACCCAGACCATCGCGGCCGACCACCCTGGCCGTCTGGTGCCCATCCACCTTCACTTCGACGCTGTTCCGGCCCCGGCCGGGGCGCCAGGGCACGGCGCGCTTGATCGCGGTAAAGCGGTTGCGGTATTCGCCCTTGCGTCCGTGAAGCGGCTCCGCCGTGTGGCCGCCCTGCCGGCCCAGTTCGGCAAGGTAGTTGTTGCTCGCGCTGTGGCTTGCCGCCACGATCAGATACTGGCTGTCCTCCTCGCGCTCGGTGTTGCTGAAGTGCCCGAACAGATAAAACCAGCCGCCGCAAACCACGCTGCTGTTGTTGCCCTCGGCTTGGTACTGCTGCGCATGGGCTTCGATTTCCTCTCTGCGCAGGTTCAGCAGCGCAGCGCCCGTGGGGTCTTCCTTCCGGAAGCCGTAGTGCCCCACGTATTCGTGCGTCTCCAGCTCCGGAACACGGCCCTGCTTGCGCTGCGTCGACTCGGTATGGTGCCGTGCCTGCGGGCGCTTGAAGTCGAACGCGCTCGCCGTGAACAGCGCGGCCACGGCAGTCTGCACTGGCGTCCAGCGCTGGATGGCGTTCTCCTCCTGCGGCCCGCCCTCGGCCTGGAAGGGAATGCGGGGGTCGTTCCCGTCCACCGGCGGGCACTGGCTGTTGCTGTCGATGATGACCAGCTGGTGGCCAGTCGCGTCGTGTTTGTAGTAGTAGGTCCAGCCCCGCGCTTCCAGGCGTCGGTGGATGTAATTGTGCTCGCTCTCACCCTCGCCGCCGCCCTGCACCGCCATGGTGAACGGCGCATCGTCGCCGCTTACGCCCCATTGCCACTGCGCCCAGTCTCCGTAGACTTGCAGGATGTCGGCAATCTGCTGGTACAGGGTCCGGTCCCTGAACACGCGGTTGTTCACCCGTTGCCGCGCGAACCACAGCCACGGCCTGAGCACCGCCCGGTAGGTCGCCACGCCGGGATCACTGCCCACCAACGAGAATTCCGCCACGTGCCCGGTGAACCAGCGCAGCGTGCCGTCCGGCTTGACCAGGGACACCGCTAGCAGTTTGCCGAGCATGTCCGCCAGAACAAGACCAGCGTGGTCGGCCAATAGCGTCAACTCGAACCGAAAGTCCTGGCCCAGGCCCTCCTGGGCCTCCAGGCGCTCGGCCACCATCTGCACGGGGAACGACCGGCCCCGTGGGTCAGTCGCCGTGGGAGCGTCGTCCTTTGGGAACGACAGGCCCAACAGGCGCTTGCTCTGTTGGAAAAAGAGGATGTCGTGCAGATGTGCCGTTCGGTCGGATTCGGCCATGCTCTCACTTCTCGGAATGTTGGCAACAAGCGAGAACAGCCACGGCCAAAACGGGCGCAGCTGGATACGCTGGCTTCAGAAGGAAGCAGGGAAAGGAGCGGGCCGATATTCAGAAAATTAATGCACGATATTCAATAAACGGAATATCAGCCCAGACGATAAATTGAACACCTTTCTTATTATCGGAAACTCTCCTTCCTTGTTATCGGCGCGCAGCTTAACCATGCGGGAAAACCCGCGCAAGGGCACTTTGGTGCCGATTTGCAAGGCTGAAACCCGGGGAGCCCACTTTGTTAATAATCCACAACAAATGCACCAATATGCGGCGCCAGTGGGCGCCTCGCCGGCCAGGGCGGATGGGCATCCAGTGGGGGACGCCGCCGCGCCCCCCGGGCACGGGGGCACAGGCAGGGGTAGCGTCTCACCCCTGCGCGCGCGGTTGGGACCCCGCCTCACCTGCGCGCTTCATCGAGTGGTTTTTATGCGGCGGTCGGTGTTGCTCCCCGGAGCCCGCAGCGTAGCGCGGTAGCCCGGCGGAGCCAGGTGCACAGTTATGCGGATCTATGCACTTGGCTTATGTAAATGTCGCCAAGGTTTGGACATCGTCAGCCGACCGTTGCGCCGGCTGCGCGTTACCTTTCTGCTTCGAGCCTCCCTTCGACGAGATCGACGATCGCCGTTGCGTCGGCCTCCGCCAGACAATGCTGTGCCCATGACGCACACATCGCGTGCCACAGCACGGTACTGCTCAGCAATAGCCTGTTCGCGGCAGTTTTCACCCACGTGTGGTGATCGGCGGACGTCATGGCCGTTTCACAGGCATCGGCAATATCTGCGAACCCTCTGGCGAGCAGGGCAGGTAGGTCTGGCCAGTCCGCGTGCTGAAGCGCAGTGAATACCACTCGTTCAGGCGCGTCCCCGCCCGGCAGCGCCATGCAACCTGCCTTCGCTTCCTGGTCGCCATCGACAAAAACGCACGATGGCCGAGGGAACCTATTTTGGGAGGCCATAATGCCCAGTGCGTAGCCGACAGAGGCAGCTCCATAAGGCACGATCATTGATCTCTGAACCAGGCTTGGCTTCGAGCGCACGAGGATTTCCTTGAGCATCGCTCCGGCAGGTTCGTCTTCGACGTAAAGATCGCACTCGGGGTGTTGCTCCTCGTCCATGCGCGACATCGCAAACTCAGGGCTGACACCGGCGACAATCGTGCGTCCGGAAGGGCCATTAAGGATCTGGATCCGCGCCTCTGGCGGCAACTCTCCGAGTACGTACGGCGAGTGCGTCGTCAATATGATCTGGAGATCCAGAGTCCGACATTGGTCTGCCAGTTCTCTGATCAATCGCCGCTGCGCGCGCGGATGCAGCGAGGTTTCGATTTCGTCGATCAGGATCAGGGCCGTGGACGGGAACGGATATTCAAGCAACTCGGCAGTCGTGATTTCGCCCGCACCTTGATGGAAGCCAGAGATGGTCTTTCCTTCGATCTGAAGAACAGGCACGCGCCGACGACTGTCGAGAGTCGTAAGGGCCATGCGTGCAGACTGGTAGTTCTTGCCGAGCAGGTGTGACAACCTTCGGACTTTTTCCAGTGCCCATTCTTCACGGTTGTCGGCTTCGCGCAACTGGGGGTTGGCAAGGCGTTGGTAGCCGACGCGAGCGGCGACAGGCTGAACGCGGCTTAAATCGACGTTCACAGTTTTGCGTTGTGGTCGGGCCGAGTATCCGCGCCACCTAGTGAGCTTCCGAACACTGTCCGTTCGGGATCGGTTTCCTTCGCGGACTGAATACTTGATCGAGCCTGCAGTAATCCTCTCCCATGGCGTGTCCGGAAAAAACGCCGAAGGATAGATCTCACGTTGTCGGCTAGAGTCGCCATACACAGAAGCTGCTGCCTGCAGGACCGTGCTCTTTCCTGCGCCGTTTTCGCCGACAAGCGCGACGATGGGAAACGTGAAATCAATCCGCTGCCCAGTCCACCCGTGGATGCCATCGATCTCAAGCCATTCCAAGCGCTTTGGCCACCCGGCGTTCGTTGCCCACTTGTTCTGCAGCTTGCGCATCTCTTGACTCAACGCCATACGGACTCCCTCAGAAGTTGTCCTGCACACGGTAGCACGAGTCGGCATTGTGCGACTCGGCCCCAGGGAGCCTGTCGCTCGAAGGCGATGCCGGCAGCGGGAGCGCGTCTCAATCCTTTGGGTTAGGCAAGGCTGGAGTGCTGCGCTTGGTTCGTCCGACTTGCGCCCGGCGTGTACTTCACGTGGACTTTGAGGGACCGCCAACGATCGCCTACGGCAACGACTCGCGGGCAGCCTCAGCTGCTCCCGCTTGTGCGGCGATCTGAGCCAACACGATGCGGATACCCTCGCTCACGTTGCCGTCCCCAATCCAGGTTGCGCGTCGGAAAAAGGTAACTTCGGTAACGACGTAAGCGAAACCGATGCAAGCGACTGATTACAAAGGAAACTTCGAATTACCCCGGAATGGTAATTTCCGGTAATGGAAAAGGTAACCTCCACGTAAGTTTTTGATTTTTAAAGGCACAATCCTCGCGGAAGGTGACCATAGAGATTGGTAATGTGGTTACCCTCAAGTTACCAAAAAATTACCTTACAACCAATCCCAGCAAAGCCTTATGCCACAACGGTTTCCGGGGATTCGGCGTGTTGGCATTACCGAAATTACCTTTTCCCGATGGCGGCCCCAAATTCTTCGGCCAGAGTACCCGTCCGGACGTGAGGCATCCAACCGCGTCAGCCTGGCCAACGTCACCGGCAAGCGTCCCCTCGTTCACCGTTTGAACGGAGACGGAGCGATTGTGGGTAGCCATGTGGGTAAGCGTCGACAACAGAATGGGGAGCCATACGCCACGGGGCTTCCCAGCCCGTTTCGGGCGGCCCCTCTCTCCGCCAGGAATACAAGCATCCCCGTAGACGCCAACGCCTACGGGGATTTTTCTTTTTCAGCCCGTCACCAGGCACGCGGCAAATCTGCTCGGGACAGAGGGAACCGCTTCCGCCCCTCTCCAGCACGATCCCGTCACGGACATCAGCCAGCCTGCCCCGCCCAGGCATCCTCTCCCGGGGATGCAAGGACGAATCCGTCCCCACCCTGCCGAACGAACGCACGCACGCACCAGTACACCAACGCGCCACGGCGGCACCGCTCTCCACCATCACAAATGCCATTGTCATCACGCCGGCAACCGCACGGTGTCGCCGACGATGCCCCGCCCCGCCCGCCCAGGCCGAAGCCGGACACAGCAACCTCGCCGAGGCCAGGTTGA